GGCCCTGCGAGTGCTGCAATTACTACAGACAGCGCTGGGTCTAAACCTAATTCATTACTTGCTAAGAATGTTAAGAATGATACCAATACGCCACGTGCGTATGACTTTAGTATCGCCTTTTGTTTTTTGCTTATCTTCATATCTTGCCCCCTATTAGTGGTATATCAAACGGCTTGCTATCTTTGTCGCCTAACTTTGTAAAGCTAATGTGTATGTGTCGTTTGTGTGGATTAATGCCTTTGTACTTACGCCACTTCCAATTTAATATCTTTGAGCATATTCTCCCGTTATAGATGACGTATGATAAGCGTGGATCCGATTTGGCTGCGATTCTGATCTGGTCAGCCAGATAAGGTGCGAGGCTGTCGGATGACTCCAACCGAGCATTAAGATCAAGACCTCTGACCCACCCGTGTTCGTCTGGATTATGATCCGATTTTCTGGCGGAGTGACGACTATCGCCCAACCATCCTTCTGGACTTTTAGTACACCTATCTGGAAACCACGTATCAACTTGATCTCTTAACTGCACACCAGCTGCACATAGTTTTGGTTGCATTACAAACCTAGAGCTTGTAAATCCTCAACAGTTAAACCAAGTGCTGTAAGTTTGGCTTGCGCTGCTGCTTTAGCTTGAGCCCTTGCTTCTGTTTCTGCCTTTTCTGCTTCTAACTTTGCAGTAGCAGATGCTTGTGCCGCTAACAGTTCATCCAGTGCTTCGCCTTCAAGTATGACAGTTTCACCATCAACTAATGCAATTAAATTATTTGCCATATCCGTAATAACTTACCTTTCCAGTAATGTTTCCTGTATTTGGGAATAGATAAATGCCTGTGCAAGATGAGGTGCTGTCTGAAACATTCATATAGCGTTCATTGATAATTGTGCTAGCGGTGCAAAGAGCCTCTGAAACAATACCTTTACGCTGTGTTAAAAATGGTGATGCTATGTTTAATATAATGTAATTTCGTCCAGTATCACAACTATTGGCCACAGTTGCTTCACCGCTGCCAGTTGTGCGAGCAGCATTTACTGTAGTGCCTGTTGAACCTAAAGTCTGCCGAGCATAACCAGATGTTATGTTTGAACCACCACTTCTAAAATAAAAATTAAACGAGCAGGTTGCGCTTGCAGTAAATTCAATTAAAATCAAATAATTGTCATAAGTAGTCGAAAATAAACTATCTTTAGTAATTGATGAAACTGCGCTAAATGGATCAGTTACAATAAGGTTTAGACCTGAACTGCCGCCAGCAGGCGTAGCCCACTCAGGGGCAGTTGCTCCTGAATTAACTTGAAGAACTTGACCTGCTGTGCCAATGGCTAATCTACCTAAAGTATCAGCAGCGGTTCCATAAAGTAAATCTCCAGCAGCATCAACAACAGTATTTTGAGTATCTGAAACATATTTTAATCCAGTCGTTTCACCACTTGCTGCAACTAATCTTTGATTATTTGTGCCTACTGCTAGCCGTGCAAAAGTATCTGCGCCAGTTCCACCAATTAAATCACCTTTTGCGTCTATTGCTGTTGCCATAGAGTTTGTGACTGTTACTGTGCCAGAAGTGCCACCACCTGAAATACCAACACCAGCGGTAACGCCTTCGATATCACCAGTTGCGCCAGATGCAACCCAGGCTGCGCCATCGTAATACCATAAACTGTTAGTGTCTTTAGTAAATGCAAAGTTACCTTCTGCTGGTGCTGTCACAGCTGCATCTCTAGCAGCGTTGCTAGCAAACACCCAGATACCTTGCATCAAGTAGCCATCGACATCGGCTGCGGTTAAGACCTCGCCTGTAGTAAAATCCTTAAACCCTAAACCTGCTGCCATCTCTACTCCTTAGTAACTTAGGACATTATAGTCTAAAGTGCCATAAATGCTATTATTTAGGATAAATGCATCTATAACGGGCTCTAGTGTCGTGAACGTGGTTTTCCAACTATTCGGGGTAATTGCCATCCGTACCCCAAAAATCTGTAAAGTCTTTTCTAAAAGCGATCCGCCAGGCTGGGTAGTCTTAACTGTAATCGGATCAAAAAAATCTAAATCTAAAGCTGCCAATATACCTGAGTTGTAATTATCGGTGTATAGATCTAGGACTATGGCATCTACTCGTATAGAAGTTTCTTGCCTACTAGCCACATATGCCTGGGCATAATCTAGGGCTACTGCATCTGACTGCATTAACAGATTATCTAAAAAATAACTATGCAAAAAGTACTTATCTATGCTGGCTTGGTTTAGGGCTACCTGTGGCGATCCACCAGCTCTAGTGATAGTGGCTTTATTAAATACCAATACATCGTTTAATATCCAGGTAGCATCAAAGTAATCTATTCCTGTGCCATTATCTGCAAAGACTGTAGGTGTGCCACCAATAGATCCAGCAGTTACGCCTCGATCTTGAAATACAAAGTTATTATCGGCACTAACATAGATAGCGCCATATTCAGATTCTGTAGCAGTTTGTAAAGCCTGTAATGCTGTGCGGTTAGTGCCTGGATCTGCCTGTAATGTAGTAAGACCTGCATCTATATCACGCTGTGATATTGGCCAGTCAATTTCATCTAATATCTCATTGATACGAGTACCTGATAGATCGCCAGCAGTAGCGCCAGTAACAGTGCTTATCTGTGCTAATTGGGCTAATCTAAAAGCATCTACAGCTTGTATAGTAGTAGTCGCTACATCCTCTGATTCTTGTGGGTAGGTAGTTACATAACTTGTAATAAAACCTGCAAATATAGGATAAGTAGTAGAACCATAGGTAGCAGTAATCTGCACCTTCTTCATAGGTGTTAATAAATTGTAATAAGGCCCTGATACGTTTTGTGGGTTAAAATCGCCATTTTGATCTACTATACGTAAAATAAGCGATCCTGTTTGAAATTGATCGCTAAGAGCAGTACGGCCTCGATTAGTTTCAATTCTATTTACTTTATTTGATACGTCTACAATTACAGCTGCTGAATCTTCCAATATATTTGTGCCTAATATACCTGTGTCTAAAATCATTGCCTGAGCAAAACTAGGGCCAGTGCTAAAGTTAATTACTGCATTAATTACTGGTACTGTCATTAGAACCCTTGTCCAGCAGGTACTGTGCTGTATCCATTACGAGTAGCGATCTGTATGCTTTCTGCAATGGCCTGACTTAATCTATCGCCACCTGCTGCTGTGTTTACTGTAACTATGACCTCTGTAGGTGCAGCACCACCAGTGCTACTGCCAGGTGTAAAGCCCAGGGCTAGTCCTAAGTCCATACCTGCGCCGCTACTAGCAAATGCTGGGTTATTTATAGAAGTGTTAGCAAGGCTGGCTATATTACTACGCCCACCCAGGCCACCGATTATTGTACCGCCTGGGCCTACCTGTGATGGGTCAACGCCAAAGCTAGTTATTAATGCTTTAGCAGCTTCACTTAATGCATAAAATTGTGTTGTTAATTCTACTGTGGCTTTAGTGCCTTCCATCTCAGCTAGTAACTTTTTAGCCAAAGCCTCATTATTATCTAGTATGGCTATCTTTGCCTGTATGCGTAACTTGGTCTCAGCATCTGTAGCCTCAGCCAACGCCTTCATTAAACCTATGCGCTCAACATTAAATTTTTCTTCTAGTTTATCTACTTCGGTCTTAGCCTTCATTTTGTTAATTTCGTCTTGGCGTAATTTATTAGAAGTTCTTAACCTCAATATTTCTTTAGCACGTTCTACATCTTTAGTAGCACTAGCACCTAGTGAATAAGTAAAATTAGATGTGGGTGCAGGTTGAGACAATTCGCCCAACTTTTTTAACATATCAAATAAATTGCCAAACCTTAAAACATCTATTATCTGCTTTATGCCAGGTGCGTTGCGTAGATCGCTTAATACGCTAATTAGAGCGCCAACACCAGTAACAACACTTGCAATACTTGTGGCTAGCGCATCTATGTCCTCGGTTAGGCTTTCTATGCTTGTATCTTTGCCTAACTTGCTTATTGCATCGATTAAACTTTTTCCAATAGTTTCACTTGCATCTGCTGCTGCCACACGCAATAAATCCATTTTGCCAGCATAAGTATCTAACCTGGCTGCCGCTTGCCCTGCAAATTTTTGATTTAACTCAGCAAGGATATCTTCCATCTTGCCAGCCTTTAAGGTGGCCTTACTAATGCCTGCGCCCAACCTGCTTAATCCTGTAGTGTTGCCTGAGTATCCACGTGTTAATGCAGCGCTAACCTCGGTTACAGATTTACCTGTAGCGGCGCTAATGTTAAGAGCTGTATTTAATGCTTCTTGGCTTTTAGATACAGAGCCAGTAACTGTCAATAATTGCTGGAATGCTGGGCGTAATTGGTCATCTAGTACGCCTGTGGTGCGCTGTAAATTGCTTATGTAATCTTCTACGGCAGGTGCTGCAAATGCAAACCCTGTATTACGTAATTGTATTTCTAGGGCTTTGGCAGCCTTCTCATCTTCTGCAAACGCTTGCACAGCCTTTTTGCTGTAGTTAAGTAATGCGGTTGCGCTAAATACGCCAGCAAAGACTTTGCCAAAGCTCTTAACTTGTTTCTCAAATGCGGATACTTCTTTCTTGCCTTTTTTTAATCCTTTGTTGTCAAAGGTGCTGAGTGCGGAGACTACTAAAGTTGGCACAATTACACGCCCTTAAATCCACGAGCAGATCGCTCTTTGTAAAATCCTAATACCTGAGACTTTTGTTCTAATGGCAATTTTTTATAATACGCAAATATGGCATCATCGATTGCCTTTTGTATATTCTTATAGGCATCGCCCTGTTCTTCTTTCCAGGCTTTGTAAATTACTC